ATTTTGTTACAACCTTCTATCCAAGCATTAGAAACAGCTGTTGTTTCAATACCAGCAGTTATACCAATATTAACTTTTCCATACGTTTGAAATTCATTTGGTATTCTAATGTCTACATAAACATCAGGTTGTGAATCCATTTTTGGTTCTGTTAATAGACAATCAATAATATTTTTATCTAATTCATTATCTAAAGCGTCTCTTGGTGTTTCACCCCAATTAACATCCATGATTTTTATTTCAAACTTATTCAGTTTTATAAAAGCTCTAACTAAATCTCTAGCGTGGTCACCATATCCACTTCTTGATGAAACAGGTGCACATATTAACATTAATTTTTTCATTACGCAACCTCCAATGTATATTTTTCTTTTGGTTTCCATTTTTCTAAACAAGTATCAATATTTTTAATAAATGATTCTGATAAATGTTTAGCAGTCATTTTTGAATCATCACTTTGAACCCATTGTCTTCCAATCTCACCACATCGTTCTCTCTCTTCAGGCCCAGCTTTGTACCATTCTAACAAACATTGTCCAGCGTCCTCGAATGAACATCTATCATCAAATATATATGGTGTTAATGGTGAACCTTGACAACTTATGTTTGATGGAAATACAGGTTTAACCCATTCACCATGACTTGTATAAGTCCCCCTGTGATTAGATTGTAACTCAACATAATCTTCAGCCGTTAGATAATCACCTTCTATATATTTACCATCTTGACCCCAAACTCCATCTTTTCTAAATCCACATTGGTCTTGTAATCCACCAGTTACGTTAACAACTATACAACCACCTGTATGTAACATTTCACAACTACCTAATCCGAATCCTTCATTGGAAGCCATATTGATATAAACATCACATGAGTTAAATACATAATTCATTTCTTCATCGTTAAAAGCACCATTTTGATGATTGTCATGTGTGAATATGACTGGATAATCAGGTAAAAGTGTTTTACACAAAGCTCTCATATCAGTTCCGTTCTCATCACTTGGTGCTGCGTGCCAAACTAAACAACACTCTTTTCTTTGTTCAGGTGTAAGTTTATCCATCATATGCTTGTAAGCTAATGCGACATCACCAGGAACTTTTCTTCTAATGTTGCGATTTAAATAAAGTATTTTAAATTTATATTTATCTAATCCCATCCTTTGTTCAAACTCTTTAAACTTTGTATCACCTTTATCTTTTATTTTAAATATTCGTTTGTTGGTAATCCCATGTGGAACGTATTGTGTTTGCCAATCTTCATATCCATATTTGGAAAGTATTCTTTTATTAATACCATAAGTTTGTTTTGATATTGACATCAACATATCTGAACTTCTATAATAGTTTGCATTGTATAATGGGTCTGGAATATCGTCCCAAATATTGTAATACATAATAGGAATGTCTTGTCTCAATTCGTGTTCCATTTGATACAACCAAATCCAAAATCTTGGGTCGGTGAAATGCATGATAGCATCTGGTTTTTCTATTTTAAGAATTTCTCTTAACATTTGAGGATTACCATAACCAGATGTGGGATATACTTTTAAATATGCATCTTTTACACCATATTCATTTTGAACGGCTTGACACATATCAATTATTTTACCTTGTTCAGGATGCTTTACAGCCCCACCAATTTGAACCCAATCATATTTATGAATTGTCCCCATCACAAATTCTTTTGATTGTGTGGCTATTCCACTGTGCATTCTCAAGTCGTCTGACAAGAGTAGAATTTTCTTCTTTGACATAACCTATTTTCTCCTATTTAAAAATTACTACCGCTAATCGTTAGATTATCGTATGTTTCAATTTCTTCTCTAAATGTTTCATCTGTTAAAAATCTATCAACTGAACGATTTGTTAATTTTTGTAAAGTCATCTTCGTGTTGACTGTGTTCAGTTTGAATTTCTCATATAATGATTCTAATATTTTAACCGATGTTAGTTTTGTATTTTTCATAATTATTCTCCATCGTATTTACATATATAAATATATAGATATATAAAAAAACTATGAAATAATTATTCTTTTTTTATCTAACTTTTTTGCATATTCTAATACATTCTTTGTTCCATTGGCTTCTACACCCTCAGGTATAAAGGCTACAATAAAATCTGCAGTCCCAGCAATTATTTTGTTTCTAGCAAAAAAGTTTCTCATACTAAATGGTTTATCATATCTTGATTCAGGTAAGGAACAATACAAGTTATGAACTTCGTGAAATGGTGGATACTCTTCGTATTGTAATCCTAACTCCAACGCATACTTTTTAGCATATTTATCGGCTCCTTGTTTACACCCACCACTAACAACTATGGTTTTATCACCATATTGTTGTTTTAATTTAAATACAAAATCTTTAATCTTCTTTTTGTTTTCGTATCTTCTACTCCCTATTAATGCTACTTTCATTACACTCCTACACTACAATATTCTGTATTTTTAAATTCACACCATCGACAAGCTTTCTTACTTGGTGTTGGTATGATGTTTTCTGATATTCTATTACCTTCATCATCAAATGCTAAATCCAAAAATGTGTTTAATCTATTAGCCACCTTGTTCATACTTACAGTCCCACTCGCTGGTGAGAACTTCTGAACTCTTTTTTGTGGAAACATAGCGTTTTCCCATAGTTTTCTTTTTACTATGAAGTATTCTACTTCTATTTTATCTATTGGATGATTGTATTGTTTAGCATAGAATTGTTTGTATAATAATAATTGTTGAGTTTTGTTCTCATCCTTTTTCATCCACTTGTTCCAACCTTGTGTAGATGTTTTTATATCATAAATTTTTATCGTATTGTGAAACTCATCCAAGATAACTAAATCCAAGTAACCAATGATTTTAACATTCTTTTTTAAATCTACCTCAATTGGAACTTCACAACCTATGAGTTTGTATCCTCTTTTACTAAAATAATCAGCTCTTCTCTTTTTTAAGAAATCCAATATGTTAACACCATCTTGAAAGAACTCTCGTAACTCTTCTAATGTACAAGGATTTTTACCATAGGCTTCTTTATCTCGTTGAAATAACTCCATCATTTTGTCGTGTAATCTTTGTTCAAGATTTAATTTATTTGCATTCTTAACACTATCGTGATACATAACTTCTAACCAAGTTTGTATAACTTCGTGCATGGCTGTTCCGAACAACAAGTGAATACTTGGTTCTCGTTCTGTCACTTTATCAATATAATTTAATTTCCACCTTTGTGGACATTCACTAAACATTGATAACTGACTATATGATATTCTACCCATAAAATCTCTCCTTTGATTCTACTTCTATTTTTTGTATCTCTGGATAGAATTGATAAGCATCTTTTGGATATGGTTTAGGTTTGTGTATCAACGTGTTCATAATTTTTTTCTTATCTTTCTTTCCACATAATAAATACAAGTATCTGTGTTTTTCAGGTTCTTCCTTTCTCCAAAATGTATGTCCGATTTTCTTTTTTAGTTTCTCTAAATTATGAGAACCAAACTTTGTGGTAACATTTCGTGAGTGCATCCACTTACCATCTTCTGTAAGTCGTATAGCGTAGTTAGGCATTAGTCGAATACTATTACCTTGATATATCCAATTCGTAGCTTGATAAATAATACCCAAATGTCCTTGTTCTGGATCAGAATAGGATACTAATACTTTTATCTTACTAGCGTTTTCCTTTAACCAATTAAATGTTTTGGATAGAACTACACTTTCTGTATTCTTTCCATAATCATCAAATATAAATAACCTTGTTAACTCCAACACCTCTTCTTCCTTTAACTCAGGTGAAATAGATTTAGGAGCACTCCTACCTACAGGATAACCATATATAGCCACACCAGCCAACTTCTCATCTTTCTCATCAAAGAATGTGTGTTCGTTATCTGTTTCATAAAAGATACCTAAAGCGTATCTACAACTTGTCCACTTATGACTGTAGTGATTTTTTACAATCATATCTTTAGCTATCTTCTTTGATATTTCTCTTATGGTTATTTTATTTGGATTGATTGTGGTCAAAGTTTCTCTTTAATGTTTCTAAACAATCTTCAGCTTCTGCTAAACTTGATGTCCATTTCTTTACTTCCGTTAGTAAATCCGAGTGTTCCCCAATCATTGTAGCGTCATTGAATAATAAATCCAAGTGAGCCAATGCTTCTGTTCTTTGTGCTTGATATGTATCTATCGCAGCTTGTATTAATTGATTCATTTTATTTTCCCCATTTCCTATTCTTTACTATTGTAGCCATAATACCATAATTAGACATATCTAAAAATGCGTCTTCCAATGGTTCATCTACGGCTGATTCTCTATTTCCCATTAACAGATTTTTTATTCTCTGTACTTTATCATTTACTCTAAACCACAGTCCAGTCAATGATAATTTAATCTCATCATCTGTTATTAATTGCGTTCCAACTGAAATATTACCTGGACCATAATCGTGTTGTTTTCTACAAAACAATTCATATTGTTCTGCTTGTAATCTTTTGAACTCTGTTGTCATCTCTGGCCATTCCTTTTCCATTTGTTCTACGATTGGATGTTTAGTAACCGTTAAGTCTCTTTCAGTCATTGTTAAATCATTTTCTTTTATGTTGCTCACTTTAATAACCTCTTTATTGTTTTTTCATTCATTCCATACTTTTTTAATATTTCCATTAACTCACTTTTTGCAATTAAATCTAAATAATCTTTTACCTGTGATTTACTACATTCAAAATGCATAACCATAATGTCAATTAATTCAGTATTATATTTCTTATCTTTCTTACCTTTGATATATTTATTGAATCTTTTACCTTTTGGTAACATATCACAATACCATTTGTAAACCTCTCGTGGTTCTAATGTTCCAATAGAATACTTTTGAAAGAAGTTTACAATCTCAAGAAACTCATTATCCATTGACAACCAGCGGTTGATTATAAATGGGCTGAATTTCTTTTGTTCATCTTCTGTAAATTCATTCCAATGTTTCTTACTAACAAGTATTTCATTTATCCAATTAAATATTGTCATTTACCAAATCCC